CTCCACCCAGTTAGTTGTTGCTTCATCCCAGCTATACATTTTCCCATCAGTAGGCATTGGTGTGGGGGCTTCCCATTGTGCCGTGGATTCATTCAAGACCCAACTGTTAAATGGCTTTGGCGGAATGAAAGCGTCCCTTTGTGAGTCGTAGCTGTACCCAATGCCTGCGTAGTTCTTACGCATGTTGCCGTTGTATGAGGTCTGCTTCCATACGCCACCGAGAATCTTCTCTAGGTGAGCAGCACCGATATGTTCTTTCTCAACGCCTGAAGCATCAGCCGTGTCTTTGTTGTCCACTACGACGACCTGCTGTACGACACCGTTATCATCAATGCGGGCAAAGTGCGCCATCATGCCTCCAATTTCAATCCGGTTAAATCCATCTCTTCCCCAACGACACCGACAGGAAAGGTATTAAAACTAAGTGAGATTCTTGTGTCCTCGCCTTTGACCTCTGGAACCATATGTGTGAGCGACGAAGGAAAGAGAATCAAGCGACCTGCATAAGCCTCAAACCACCACGATTCAGAGTTATACGGGTTCCACTGGTCAGGAGGGAATTTAATCTGCTGCCAGCCATCCTTGTAGAAGTAAATCCTGTCATCAGGGTTGGTCTGCACATAAAACACACCTGAGATGTAACTATTAGGATGAGCGTGTTTGTGGTGGTACTGACCTTGTTCGCTGTAGTTGCACCAGCTTTGCGTGACTCTTAAAGACACATTGTGCTTAGGATTGACTGTGGACTTGAAGTATTCGCCTACAGCATCCTCTATGAACGACCTTAGGTTTGTCAGTACAGGGCTGCGAAGCACGAAGTTATCAGTGCTTGTGGTGTTGCCTTGATTAGGACGTGTCTGTAACTCACGGATGAAGAACAACTCCTCATCTGACAAGGGTCTACCTAACTCAGCAAAGCCAACAGGGATGGGGAATAGATTATGCAACTGCACGCTCAAACTCCTCTTTGGCTATGCCCATCTCACGGAGTTGCTCGTCGGTGTAGATCGTCGGGATGCTGTCTTCAAACTCTCTAATCTTGTCGATAACCCAGTAGACCTCTTCAATACTCGGACAAGGCCGAGGATCATCCCATCGTGTGAATACGTTGTTAGAGATTTCCCACTTCGCCCCAGGACGTAGTAGGTGCATGGCTGTGTCGATGCCTAAGAATTTATAAACTTTTGTAGTCATGTTATTGATTGATTTTGATAATTACGATACCGGAGCCGCCGTTGCCGCCAAGCGTTGCTGTAGTCGAAGTGCCATTTGACTCTGCACCGCCACCGCCACCGCCCGTATTGTTACCTCCAGGCAAACCCGCGCTATTGCCAGGGGCAGGACCGCCATCCCCACCACCGCCTAAACCGCCGACACTAGGGCTTCCATTTAATGTGTGTCCTGCGCCACCACCCCCAGAAAAGTAAACAGAGCCACCGCTTACCTCACCAACCGCTAATGAAGTCGCCTGTGCCGCGCTAATGATTGTAGTGACTGCACCAACGCCGCCAGCACCAGGAGTATTTGACGAAGCATTATTGCCAGCAGCGCCGCCACCACCGCCACCGCCAGAACCAAAGAATCCAGGAGACCCGTCTCCTCCTTTATATCCCTGAACCGCAGGCCCAGTAATTGCAGGGGTGTTTCCGTTCGCTCCAGTTTGCCCCGCCGTTGCGCCGCCACCGCATCCACCTGTTTTTGCCGCACTTGTACTCGTTCCAGGACCGCCAGCACCGCCTCCGCCACCAAAAGCATTGATGCCGCTTAAAGAGCCTGTGATGGTTGTGCTAGAAACCGTTTGGCTTACGTTAACCGTATAGGTTCCTGCGCCGCCTGTTCCTGTGCCGTATGCTGTGATGATGGTTCCGGTTGCAACACCCGTTCCAGAAAGCGTCATACCTGCGTAGAACGTATTGGTCACCGTACCGCCGACAGTTAAGGTAGTACCTGATATTGAAGAGGCGGTTCCAGAAGCGTTAGAAACTGAAGGATTATTGGTTATACCCGTTCCGCTGAACGATGAGTTACATCCCGTAATCCCTACATAAGGACTTGACCCAGGGCCACCCGAACCACCACCACCAACTACAATCGTGTATTCCGAACCAGCCGTTACAGATTGGCCGGAACCAGTAATAAACCCACCCGCGCCACCGCCCGCGCCACCGTAATTGGATGTACCTAATCCACCACCACCTCCACCACCCGCAACCACAAGGTAGTCCACACTGGTCACACCAGTAGGACATTTCCACGTAGTCGTGCCTTTGAATACGAAGACCGTTTGTGATGGTACGGTGTACTTTAGGATGACGATACCGGAGCCGCCTGCGCCGCCAGAAGTTGCGTTACCGCCACCGCCGCCACCGCCACCGCCGGTGTTATTCGTTGCCGCTGCCCCAGAAGAATTATTGCTACCTCCGTCACCAGCACCTCCTTTTTGTGAAGTTGTAGAAGTGCCGCCTCCTAAGCCGCCTGTTGTTGCTGGAGCCCCATCCCCAGCACCGCCACCACCACCTCCAGCGTAATAAACCGTTGCCCCAGTAATAGTGGACGTTTGTGCTGTGCCGCCATTACCCCCTCCTGTGGAGGTAGAACCATTTACACCAGCCGAAGCACTACCACCGCCACCACCACCGCCAGCGGGAGCAGAAGGCCATGAGCCACCGTCATAACCTTGTCTTGGTGGGCCTGCTGTTCCTGTGCCTCCAGCTCTTGGGCCTGGAGCATTGTATTGCCCTCCACCACCGCTTCCACCATTACCTGCGTTTCCAGTGTTATAGCTGCCACCACCACCACCGCCAGTAGACGTTATTGTTGCAAAAGGGGATGGCCCTGCAATTGATGAATCGCCGCCATTAGAACCAGCCACATTTGTAGTTACAGAACCAGCTCCACCATTACCGATGGTGATCGTGTAATCGCCTGCGCTTACTGTAGTGGTTCCAGTGACAAAACCACCCGCGCCACCACCGCCTGAGTATTGACGGCCACCACCTCCACCACCCGCCACTACCAAATAATCAACACTCGTCACCCCAGTAGGGCAAGTCCACGTTGAAGTAGCTGTGAAGGTTTGGATGATGGTGAAGCCAGTGACAGGCCATATACCTTGCCTTTGAGCAAGGAACTGCTCCATGAGCGACCAAACACCTTTGGCCGAGCTTGTCGTTGGTATGTTTGCGGGGCCGATTATCCCGCCGTTACCTCTGGGCATGGCGACTCCTAGCTAATATCTTCGTAGCTGCAAACTACTTGAATGTCACCGCTGTTAAAACCACTTGCCCCTACGGTTATGCCTAGACTACGATTTTCCTCAAGATAGACGTAAGCATCTTTGTCAATCACAACAAGCGTTGCGTCCGCCGGAACCGAAACCGTAGAAGTAATAGGGAAAGCTGTCCCTGTGGGTGAACCACCAGAAAATGCGCCGGTGTAAAAATTAACCGTAACTTCTAGTGCCGTAGTTCCGTCGGCATTAGCTATATACAAAGCGTTAACTTTTAACACCTTCCCAGATGATGCGGCGTTACTTAAAATCTCGGTCGCTGTCGCAGCAGTAGTTACGCTTGTCGTAACAGTCTTACCATTGATCGTGGTTGGTGATACTAAATTCGGTGCTGCCATGTTTTATCCCCAAATCATTGCTGGCATAATCCCGCCGCCACTGGACACGGGTGTAGCGCCGGGAGAAGAGTTCACAACAAGCCACTTAGCACCTGAAGGAATCGTGACCGACACACCCGATGAGATTGTCACTGGGCCTACAGATATGCCGTTATACCCAGCCGTTAGTGTGTAGTTGCTTGATATGGTCTGCTTGGATTCAAGAATTGTGGATGCGCCACCACCGCCACCAACAGCAGTCCAAGACAGCGTTCCAGATCCATTGGTCGTTAGCGCATACCCAGAAGACCCAGGGCCAGCAGGCCAGATATATGTGTTGTTTCCACCCGATGACGGTGGCTTAAACGTAACACTATTGCCAGCGGTTGCAGAATTTAGTGTCCATCCTGCTGTATCAGCACTATCAAGTGTAAACGCGTACTTGGCAGTTATCTGCCCAATCGCTGTAACATAAGCTTCAGAACCCGACGATAGATACGCAACACCTGACGTAAAGTTTTT